GTTTCCTTGTATTTTAACTTTTGCCATTATGCTATCACCCAAGTTGAACCAGTAGGTACTGTGACTGATACCCCTGAATTGATTGTAATTGGACCAGCAGTCATAGCATTGTTGCCACTTGTAATACTGTAGTTTGAACTGATGGTGTTAGCGTGTTCGTATAGACCTTTAGTTGTACTATTAGCGTCTGTGTCTAGTTCCGCCCAAGATGCGTTAGTAGCATCTGTTGTAAGGTATTTACCAGCGTGTCCTGTCTGTGAGGGTAGGGCATCTACCGTTGCCCAAGAGTTATCACCCCTAAGATAAGTAGAAGAGCTTGCTGTGCCTGTAGCAGATAACTGTGCTAGGGTAACTGAATCATCAGCCGTAGAAATCTTGCCATCAAGTTGTGTCTGGATAGCAGAGGTTACGCCGTCAAGATATCCAGCCTCTGTCTGACTGACACTAGAGGGTAGGTGTTCGTTACCTGCACCAGTTGGGTGGCTATAGTTATTAGCCGTTGTTGATATAATATTAGAACCATCAATAGAGATAAGTCCTGTTGCTGTATAAGTTGTATCGTTATCGGGTAAATTGGCAATGGTAATCTTCTTAGAAGTACCACCGTCATTAATCAGGAGTTCCTCAGAACCCGAGGGGGATGTCTTTGCCGTCAGTGCGGATACTTTAACTGTTGCCATATTTACTCCGTAATAATGTATTCAGGTGTAGATGAAGAAGATGTTTCAGAGATAATAAATACACCAGCCTCTGTGCTGATTTCTACCTCAGGACCAGATGTGCCAAACTCAGTCTCAAACTGTCTCTTGTTGAGGTACATCGCAATGGCTTTAGCCTTCTTCCAGTAAAACCTACTCATAACCTGAACAGTTGTCTGCGTCTACCTAATGCTTTTCTGTTATCTAAGTCTTTCAGACCTTTCTTAATTTCTTCAATAAGAGGCGCATACTTACGGGTAACTTTCGCATCCTTCCTAGGTTTAATAGCACCACCGCTAGGCTTATCGTAAGAACCTCCCTTAACACTCTTAGCTTCCTCCGTAACCTTACCCGTTGTCTTGTGCTTAACCTCATATACTGTTGCCTCTATCTTGCCTGACTCTCTGTTCTCTTTAAGTTGCTCACCTTTATAGGTAGGTGCTTTACCTTCTGACTTAATATCCTCAGACTCATCTGTATCTTCCATCATCGAATCCAGCATCTGCATCAACTCATCAATCTCATTGACGGGTTCAGGCTCATCAGCAAACTTGAGGGCGTTCATTTCCATAAACTTCTCCTCGGACACCGAATCCTCATCTTCAATATCGTAATACTTGTCGTAGGTTTCCTTGAGCATCCTGCCCCAAATCTCTCTGAGTTTGTTCTTGAATCTCTCTAACTCTATGCTGTGAGTAGAATCATCAGCCGTAGTATCTTCAAATATATCAAGCATAAGATTTACCTCTTGTTCCTAGTCTCTTGTTCTCTCTAAGATTCCATCTGTGATTATCTGCCGAGGTAGATTTATAATCCTTGCCATACTGAAAGTTCGTAGAAAAAGTAGTCTTGTATTTAGACAAAGCCCCACACTGGGGGCATTTCTTGTCACTCTCTCTTAGAGATACAGAACACATCTCGTTAAAGTTGTGTCCTTTCTCTGTACATTCGTATTTGTATATCGGCATAATCGTTTAAGTTAATTCAGAATATCCCCCTCCCGAGAGAAGGGGATACGCTTTATTAACTCGCAGCTACCTTGAAAGGTACGCCAGCATCATCACGCAGTTCAGCAACACCGTAGATAGTATCTGCTGTGAACAAGTCACCTAGATACTCCTGCTTGTACTGAGTTTGTGAACGAACACCAACTTGCTCGGCAAACACAATTGCATCCTTGTGGATTAAGCCACCCACACGGTTAGCACTTGAATCAGTCGTAGGTGCGTTAGATGTAACGAATACATCTACACCGTAGATTTGACCAATCTTGCCAGTCTTGATAGCATCACCAGAACCAATGAACTGTTGCTCAGTGAAACGGTTGATACCAAGAAGGTCTGTTGCCGCTACAGGTGGAATGATTAACGCACGATTGTCCATAGGAACATCAGCGTTATCCAACTGTAGAATCATTGTGCGGATACCAGCATCAGTGATGTCTGCTCCTGCACCAGATGACCAAGCAGTACCATCACCCTCTAAGAAAGAACCACCGTTAAGTGATTGAATCAAAGTGAATAGGTCTGTGTCAACTTGCTTCGCAAGTGCGTGACCAGCATCATCAGTATAGAACTTTCTCATTGAAGCCAGTTGCTGTACTTCAGCAATATCCTCAATCAGTTTTGAATACTCATAGTGCTTGTCAATGCTCACATTTACAACACCTGCTGTATCAGCGATAAGTGTTACTTGTGTGCTTGCTGCTTTAGCAGAGGCAGAACCTCTTGCTGGTTTAGGGATATGAATGGTGTCACCTTTCTTACCCTTGTGTGATAACTTCGTTACCACGTTTGCTACAACTAGATTTGATTTGTACGCTCCAATAACTTCATCTGACCAGAGTTCTGGGATAAAGTTAGCGGAGGTTGTAGTCGTACTATGGTTTGTGCCTAAAGCCATTTTTATACTCCGTTAAAGTTTATCTCACCCTACCTTCTGCGTAGGCTTGCTGAATCTCATCAGACAATGCCTCGTATCTGGAAGGGTCTGTGACCTGTAGGTTGATTAAATCAGCCCTACGGTACATCTTCTTGCCACCAACAGCGTCTCCAGAGGAGCGAGTTTCAGAACTGGTTTTCTTTAAGGCTTGTTCGCGTTTAGACGCTTCTTGCTCTTGTACCTCTTGAGTCTTGTCAAGCATATTGATCTTGTCATACATATCAAAAAGTTCAATCGCATAGTCAGGTCTATATTCGGTATCTGCCTTGCGGAATATCTCTTGGCGAATCTCACTTTCACCTAGCCAATCTTGGAATTTAGAGTCAGCGACCCTTTCTTGCCAGTTTGGATAGGATTTTTCAAGAATCCCCAATTGATTTTGTTGTTCTAAAGTTGCCCGTTCTTCTCTTGCCTTAATAAGTTCTGGGTGATTTTCTATAGCTGAGTTAACTGCCGAAGCAGGGTCGTTATAGAATTGATCTTCAAAACTTACAGGTTCTTCAGTCGGTGCTGTAGCTTCTGTAGCCTTCTGTGTTTCTAGTAAACTTTCTATCAGTTGTCGTTGCTCACCAACGGTCTGTCCTTGTTTACCTATTGCTTTCTCTGCGTTTTGATGCATTTCAATCACATCTTGCAAAGACTTTCCAGCATACTTCTCAGGGGGTTCATATTCAGCCTCTACACTGGCTTCTGACTCTGTTAAAGCCTCTGCCTGTATTTCTTCTGTTGCTATCTCCTGAGTTTCTGTTACCTGGTCGGTTTCAACGTGTGTCACGTCATCTACTACTACTGTCATATTGGTCTCTCCGTCCCGAATGGGATTGTGAAGTTATAAGATTTAGAGTCCTAGTCGGATTGCTCTAAGCTGAGTTTCGTCACATTCTCTAAATTCAATATAAAATTCAGAATTCGTGACTGACCCTTGGCTTCCCAAAGGTCTTTTTCATCGTCCATAGTGTCGATGTTTCTGGCACTTTGCTCGATAGTTTCTAGGTCGTTAATGAAGTCTAGCCAGCCATCTGACTGCATCATCTCTAACCTGTCCTTGATGAACTGTTCGTCTGTTTTCAACGGTTATCAGTTATAAGTTGGAATAGTTGTTTTCTCACCCTCTGCTCTTGCTTTGGCGAGGTTGAGTATGGTTTCTGATTTAAGGTGATCTACCTCTGGAACATTTCTAGCAGTCTCAGAGTTCTTATTGAGAATATCTGCTTTAGTTTTCTCCAGACTAAGGGCATCTTTTTGTAATTTAAGAATCTTCTCCTGGACTTGGATTTCACTAGGCGCATCTTTCTGGGCCTCTGCTGTCCACTTGACCGCCTTGGCTTTTTCTTCCTCTGCTTCAGCTAGAGTCTTTTGTATGTCTGCTTGAGCTTTCTGTATTTCGAGTTGCATACCCATCTGTTGCATCTGCTGTGCTTCTGGATTAGGCTGATTACCCTGTACAAGTGCTTGGACAATTTGATCTCTGTTGTGGATTGAGGAGTTTTGGAATAAGGCGAGGAGAATAACATTGAAGGCTGGTGAATCTTTGGGTATGGCTTGGAGCATCTGCACCATCTGTGTCATCTCCAACTCTTTTGCCATAATCCCCATTGTTGAGTAAGGGATAAACTTGTAATCTGACACTGGGTATCGGTCAACATCGAACTGAATCTTGCGCCACATTGCCTTATTAATCATTGGGATTAAAAAGGTGTTTTGGAAGTTCATTAAGGTGCGTTTCTGGCGTTTAATGGCAGCAGACTGCATCATCGACATACCCGAGGCAGTATCATTTGCCGTACCTGTATCAGTAGAGCCTGTACCCATCTGAATCATGTTCTGTAGGGCAGCTACTTGGTTAAAAGTAGATGGATCGGTAGAACCCATATCCAAAGGCATGATAGCTTCTCTAGGTGAGCCATTTGTTAGGACTGTTTTGCCTGGTCTTACCTCAAACTTGATACCTCTAGGGAGTCTGGTGGCATCGGCAGCCATCATTGGCGTGGTTGTTAGAGCAAGAGAGTCTATTCTCGCCCTCATTTCAGCATCTAAGGCTTTCTGAGGGTTGTAACCTTTCTCACAAACACCTCTGCCCCAGAATTTATTAGGAACAATGTCGTGCTGATAAGAGATGAAAGGTCTATCTTCCATCATAAAAGCGTTTTCTTCTACTCTTAGGATGTATTCGTCATTACATATCGTAACAACAGCCTCTACCAGTTCATCACTCTTAGTATATTCAAAGTCATCTTTGTCTGCTTTCGGTTTAAGGAAGCGTTTGGGTACTTTGCCCCAATATTCACATATCTTTACAGAGTCAGATTCATCTGCTTGTTTGGTTTCTGGGTCGAAGCCCATTCTCACCACGTCATAATCACCATCAAGAGGAACATCACGGTAGATACCTGACTGAATTCCCTCTACAACGTGGTATCGAGGCTTGATAACCTCATGGGCAACACCTAGAGCTTCATCGATTGAATTAGCGGAGGGGTCGATTAGGAATTCTTTAGGTGAGATGGGTTCAACACGAACATCTATGGAGGGATATTCCACTATTTGACGAGTGGAAGTAAGAGTCCCCTCAACGGGGACTTGTGCAGGAGAGCGAGTAATTGTCTGATCGACAACAATCTTACCGATACCCGTGCCATAGACAGCACCGTTAAGGAAAACTTCACATACAGCGTCTTTGACACCCGTATGTTCTAAGTCCTCCTGTAACAAGTTCCTTACATATTCAGCATCTGAGGGGTCTTGGTCTAACATATCATCTTTTATGTCAAACCACTTGCCTCTGCCAAAGGTTGCTTCTTCTAATTCAGCAACACTGGACTCTACCGCTTGCTGTAGCGCAGGGGCAATGAGTCTTGATTTTTCTGAGTTTCTGGTTTTATCACCAGCCATCCATATACCACGCCATAGACGATAGTATTCGTCCCATTTAGGTGTGTAATTAATGTCTCGGTGAGTTCTCCAGCTTTCAAGTCGGTAGTTAAGCCAACTAGCGAGTGCCTGGTATTGGGTTTCTTTATCCATCAAAGTATTGTTTGAATGGAATTGTCAGCAGAGGTGCTGTTCCAGTGGGATTACCGCTATCCAGAAAGGACAGTTATGGCGATGGAAATGCGTAAAACAGATATCTATTTTATGAGGCGTATTTTACCACAAAAACCACATAAAGTGTAAGGTTTTTAGTGAACTATATCACTTATATCTTGAATCTCGATAATGCCATCCATAATCATCTTACAAATGGTTAAATCAACCAAATCATCGTTAGATTTAATGCCTGGGTTAACATCTTCAATCAAATTG